GTTCACCTTAGTCCAAGCTGTTTGATTAGTGTCTAAATGAGGAAGAATAATCGACTGATCTTGATCTGCACCAGCAGTGGTTATTGTAAGACCTGCTCTATCTGAATCAAAAGTTACTAAAGCAGTGGTCATGTTAGTGCCCAATACTTCAAAATCTAGATTATATGCAACAGCGATTGCTGCATTGAGTGCTGGTTTTTGATTCCAAGATTCGTTTAAATAATAACGACGAGTATCTCGGGTAGAAATTGAGGTACTTGAATTATCAGAAACCTCTCCTGTTGTTGCGTTCTCACTTATTACCTTAAAACCATTTTTGGACCTGACTGGTCCGCTAAAAGTTGAATTTGCCATAATTAAGTCTCCTTAATAATCCTGTCGTCTTGGCTTGTCTGCTAGGGCAGTCGACAAGTTAATTATAATATCCCTAGTTTCCTGCTCCATTCTAGCTCATACATCAAGAAAAGAAAAGGGGACCGAAGTCCCCTTATCAATTATTCACATAATTATGTAAATAAATTACGCTCCCGGTGAGCCAAAAATGCCTCTCCAGTCACTCCAACCGAAGCTGTATCGTTCACGAGCTTTGTATCTAACATTTCCGGTTTCAAAATCACCTTCCATATTTGTAGATACCGCTGTGCGAACAAAATGCTTCAGTCCGTTTGGTGCATCTGTCTTAAGGAACCAAGCATCAGTATCTGTTAGATAATGATTTACTGCATATCCGCCTGAGACCATTCCCATATTTCGGATAGCATTAATGTCATTGTCTGAAGTACCGACACGTCCTGGAGTTTCCATAAGTCTGTCAGCTACGAACTGCAGCGCAGGCGGAATAATCATCCTTTGAGCCTGTGCATTGATCTTTAGATTCCTTTCATCTTTAAAACCAGCAATATCGATCAATGCTTGTTCCAATGAAGTTTCATTAAGATCTGAAGCTGTAGATAACTCATTCCTCATGTCCACATTAGCTACTGTGGGGTGATCGGTAGTCATAAGAGCCTTACCATCACCTCCCACGTACGACGAACTAAAGCCATTGTTCAAGACATTAGCTGCCTTGACCTGTTTGCTTTGTTGCATTGAACGTGCCAGTGCTCTTGTATATCTAGAAGAAAGTGTATCGTAGAGGTTATCTTCGATTGCTTCTTCTGTCAATGCAAAAGCCATTGCTATTGTTTCATGAGTATAACGAGCTGTCCAAGATTCTTGTGCAGTATCGTAAACTACGGCAGCACCTTCTCCTTTAACAGGAGCTTCCCCAAAGCCACTCAACATTACTTCTTCCTCGAATGCTCTTTCAGAACTTTCGGTGTCGAAGATGTCTTCGTGCTCATTATTGTAACGTTCGTACTCTAATCCAAAAAGAGCATGAAGTCCGGGGACAAGTTCTTTAACGAGCTGCGCTCTATTTATCGCCATGTCATATCTCCTCTAGGTTAAACTGCGAATGTACTGGTCGGGAAGGTAAAGTAAGCTCTAGCATAAGCCCCTATTGCGTTGCTTGGTGCTAGATTAAACCCTACACATAATGCCACACCACTTGAAGTAGTCGCTGTAGCTCCTTCTTTTGACCTACCAGTAGTTGAACTACCAGCAGTTGTAGAAAGAGTATATTTTGAGCCAATAAAACTTACTGCAGGAGTTCCTGCGGTAAATTGAGCTTCGAAAACGATGCCCGGATCACTATATACCAAAGCCTCAGCGTCAGCACTACCTTGAGTAGCTGTGTCTGCCGTCCATACTTTAGAAAACGTAGGGGTTCCATCAGATGCATTATAATATACCCCGTAAAAAACACCTATAGGAGTACTAGTCGCGCCTGCTTGGTTAATATAACCGCTTGCCAAAGTAACTACGTCACCGCTATAAATAGCTGTATCATAGGCACTTGCGATTCTCATTCTTGCAGGACGAATAACACCACCATACATGTGATACGCAGGGGTAAAACCATCAGGTTTATCTGTATTAGCCATTGATCTTCTCCTTTGTCTATTACAATGTTATTATTAATCTTCGGAATTATTCCTACTACCAAATGCGACTTTAGATGACCTGTTGATGTCTCCACCTCTTAAAGGCATCTTAGAGTCGCTTTCCCGCATATAATTCTGATCAACACCTTCCAGTTGCGTTTTAGTCTCATTACTATAATAAGCATTGCGCTCCTCGACGGTTTCAACCGGAACTTTAGCGAGAATTAAACCTCCAACCCCTATGACTCCAACATTTGATCCACTATCAATAGTGGGAGCTTCAAAATCAGGATAATCTTCTGCTCTCACAGGTTCATATCCTTCACGAATACGTTTAGACATATTCGATTTATCATCTTGCCCTCTAGTAGCTTCACGAATCCACCTGAATTTATATCCGGGTGGTGGTGTGGGTGCGTCTAACATCGACGGGGGTTTCCAAGGCGTTCTGCGAGTTTGAGAGACTCGTGTCTCGGCAGACCGTGAGTTTCGATCCGGTGTGACTATTGTTTCTTCTGTCATTTTATACTCCATCAATATGCTTTGCATATTCTTCAAGTGGAACACCTAATCTTTTTGCTATTGCAACCTGACTTGATGTCAACCTGACTGTGCGTCCTTTTCCTGTTTTGCCTCTAGCCCCTCGGCTAGAATTTACAACATTCTCTAGAACG